AGGCTCCGGAAGACGGTTGTTGCGCACGTATTCGGTGAACGCACTATGGCGACGCTGGGGCGTCTTATGAGCCTGCTGTCACCCTTTGACGTGGTGATATGGATGACGGATGGCTGGCCGCTGTATGAATCCCGCCTGAAGGGAAAGCTGCACGTAATCAGCAAGCGATATACGCAGCGAATTGAGCGGCATAACCTGAATCTGAGGCAGCACCTGGCACGGCTGGGACGGAAGTCGCTGTCGTTCTCAAAATCGGTGGAGCTGCATGACAAAGTCATCGGGCATTATCTGAACATAAAACACTATCAATAAGTTGGAGTCATTACCTCCAAATCTGAATAATTAAGTTCAGCACTGTAAATAAAATTTAATCCTTAACTGGAGGTATATCTATGTCAAATACACAGAAAATTATTAACACTGAAAAATATAACGAGTGGGTGAAAAAATTCTCTGAACAGATTTTTAAAATTACTGGCGACGAGAATGTGGCAAAAAATGAATTAGAACCGTGGACACCTGAAGGAAACGCACCAAATTATTGCTGGTGGGAGGTTGATCCGGTTGATGCTGCAAATGAAGCCATGAGTTACCACAACGATTAATGTCGGGAGGCCGCCCGAAAGGGCGGTAAGAAATGACTACATTATTCAGAAAAGAATATCCGCAAAAAAGTAGAGCGACAGAATTTTTGTTTCTCATTCTGTTTATCGTATTGATGATACCGATATCCCCTCTAATTTTTGTCTGGGCAATCGGGAAAATAATTGAGCCAGTTACTGAATTGTATACCGACGTTGTATGGGCGTCGTTCAACACACTGCACAATAAAATTAATCCGTATAAGGAAAACTGATATGGCAACTTTGACAAAAAAAGAACGGGCATGGTTGAACGAATTACAGGAAGTTCTTGATCGCTGTCCATCACCGAAAAAAATTGGCTTTTACACCATTGGCGATAAAAGCATTTACCTGTATGACCTACGTCGCATGGATGAAATCATGGAGGCTCTTGATAATCGTTCGTCGATGGATTGGTGTGTTGCTGTTCATGATATGAATGCAGGGTTTGATGAAAAGATTTTGTTCCCCTCATCAGTTGAAAGCACTGCGGGTTAAGGAGTAACACATGACCACTATTACCAAAGAACGTATTGAATTGTTCATTAAAAACCCGCTTGAAAACGGGCTTACCCGTGGTGAACAAATGGAACTGGCACGGATTGCGCTGGCATCGCTGGAAGCAGAGCCGGTTGTGTTCTGGTTTGAAAAATATCAAGAAGGGGCTACGGCATGACGACTTTTACCAGAGAGCAGTTAATAGCTCACGCAGAGGAGACTATTGAAGCACAGAGACTGTGCATACCGGGCACAATCGACCATGACATCATCCGCACATATAAGATGGATATTGCTGTTCTGGAAATCGCACTGGTATCGCTGGCAGCAGAGCCAGCCGGTAAATTGCATGAATACAAACCAGTGGGATATCAGCGTCTGGTCGATGAGTTAACCATGCTGGTAAAGCAGTTAACCTAGCAACTGAGGAAAGCGAAGCCAGACTGCAAATTACCGGATAAGGCGATGAGTTATCTGGAGCGGAACGGACTGATAAGCGTGGAGGATATTTTACGATGACCTGGCCTGAAGCATTAACAACGGTAGGAATTGCGATGGCGGTGGCGCTGGTGGTGTATTCGATTTGCCGCTGGGGATAAAAACGGTTTGCGGGAAAAGGAGAGTTAAGTAGAATTGCAGCGGGTGCTTGAGGCTATCTGTCTCAGGCATGAACACCAAAAGGCAGATAGAGAAAAGCCCCAGTTAACATTACGCGTCCGGCAAGACGCTTAACATTAATCTGAGGCCATATCTATGCTCTACACACGTAGGTTAGCCTCTTACGTGCCGAAAGGCAAGGAGAAGCAGGCTATGAAGCAGCAAAAGGCGATGCTAATCGCCCTGATCGTCATCTGTTTAACCGTCATTGTGACGGCACTGGTAACGAGGAAAGACCTCTGCGAGGTACGAATCCGAACCGGCCAGACGGAGGTCGCTGTCTTCACAGCTTACGAACCTGAGGAGTAAGAGACCTGGCGGGGGAGAAATCCCTCGCCACCTCTGATGTGTCAGGCATCCTCAACGCACCCGCACTTAACCCGCTTCGGCGGGTTTTGTTTTTTCCTGGCATTCTGGTTTACAATTCGCACGTCAGCCTGAACACCTGACACCTGCTGCGCCAGCAGAGAAAACAGATGGCGCACAAAACCAAATTTCACAATTCTGATACCGACCTTGCCATCCGGCATGAGCGGCGTTCACACGCATTTAAAACCGACTGGTACCAACACCCACCATGTACTGAAGAACAGGCCGAATGGCTGATTCATTCTTACCGCAGGCGCGGGTTCGAGGTTAAGAAAGCTCTCAGCCTCGATTATCGTCACTGGATAATCTCCGTCAGGCTTCCTTACTCTGAACGCCCACCGCGTCCGTCCCGCACATTCCAGCAACGCATCTGGAGGTAACGTGCGGGTATTACTTCGACCTGTTCTGGTACCGGAACTCGGGCTGGTGATCGTTAAGCCGGGCCGTGAATCCATGCCGGTATTCCACAATACCCGGGTACTGGTGGAGCCGGAACCGAAAAGCATGCGTAATCTGTCGTCCGGGGTCGTTCCTGCCGTTCGCCAGCCGCTGGCGGAGGATAAATCATTACTGCCATTTTTCAGCGACGAACGAGTGATTCGTGCTGCTGGTGGCGCTGGCGCATTGTCTGACTGGTTACTGCGCCATGTTAAATCCTGCCAGTGGCCACACGGCGATTATCACCACAGTGAAACCGTCATTCACCGTTATGGTACCGGCGCAATGGTGTTGTGCTGGCACTGCGACAACCAGTTGCGTGACCAGACCTCCGAATCACTTGAGCAACTTGCTCACCAAAACCTGTCAGCATGGATGATTGACGTCATTCGTCACGCAATGAATGGCACACAGGAGCGTGAATTATCGCTGGCTGAATTATCCTGGTGGGCGGCCTGCAATCAGGTGGTGGATGCACTACCTGAGGCAGTAGCGCGTCGTTCGCTGGGATTACCAGCGGAAAAAATCCGCTCCGTATACCGTGAGAGTGACATCGTACCGGGAGAACAGACAGCCATCAGCATACTGAAGCAGCGCACAAAAAATATTGCGCTGCCACTTCACGTCCACCAGCAACAAAATCCACCACAGGAAAAGACGGTGGTCAGCATTGCCGTTGATCCGGAGTCTCCGGAATCCTTCATGAAACGACCTAAACGTCGCCGCTGGGTTAACGAGAAATACACGCGCTGGGTGAAGACACAGCCGTGTGCGTGTTGTGGTAAGCCAGCCGACGATCCCCATCACCTGATTGGTCATGGTCAGGGCGGAATGGGGACAAAATCTCACGATATTTTCACGCTACCGCTGTGTCGGGAGCATCACAACGAGCTTCATGCGGATCCGCTGGCGTTCGAAGAAAAGCATGGCTCTCAGGTTGATTTAATTTTTCGTTTTCTTGATCACGCCTTTGCAACCGGCGTGCTCGGGTAAAAGAGGTTACTGATGCGTATAGAGTTTGTTTTGCCTTACCCGCCGACGGTGAACACCTACTGGCGACGTCGTGGCAGCACATATTTTGTATCAAAAGCCGGTGAGCGTTATCGCCGGGCTGTGGCGCTTATTGTTCGCCAGCAGCGGCTGAAATTAAGCCTGTCCGGAAGGCTGGCGATAAAGATTATTGCCGCGCCACCGGATAAGCGCCGCCGTGACCTGGACAATATTCTGAAAGCGCCGCTGGATGCGCTGACGCATGCGGGGTTGCTAATGGACGATGAGCAGTTTGATGAAATCAATATCGTTCGTGCTCAGCCAGTATCTGGTGGACGTCTGGGGGTGAAGATTTACCCCATAATGCTTGCAGGGCAGGTCAAAAAATGAAACTGGAAGATTTACCGAAATACTACTCCCCAAAATCCCCCGGCCTGACTGATGCATCGGCCTCAACGTCGAAAGATGCGCTGAGTATCACTGATGTGATGGCCGCGCAGGGCATGACACAGAATCGGGCTGAGATGGGGTTTTCTGCGTTCCTTGGTAAAATGGGCATTAGTATGAATGACAGAGAGCGGGCAACAGAATTGCTGACAGAATATGCACTCAGTCGGTGTGATCGCGTGGCGGCGTTAAGAAAACTCCCGGCAGAAATAAAACCGGTAGTGATGCGCATTATGGCTTCGTACGCTTTTGAGGATTATGCCCGTAGCGCAGCGAGTAAAAAACAGTGCCCCTGCTGTCACGGAAAAAAATTTATTGAAAGCGAGGTTTTTACAAACAAGATCCAGTATCCGGATGGTAAGCCGCCGGTATGGGCAAAGTGTACGAAAGGTGTGTATCCGTCTTACTGGGAAGAATGGAAAAAAGTCAGGGAGGTGGTAAAAGTTGCCTGTCCGGAGTGTGGCGGAAAGGGTGAGGTTTCCACCGCCTGTAAGGATTGCCGTGGGCGTGGTGTCGCCATTCATCGTGAAGAGTCGGTAAAACGTGGTATGCCTGTTATCAGAGACTGCCAGCGTTGTGGTGGTCGTGGCTGTGAAAGACTACCATCAACGGAGGCATTTAATGCCATATGCAAAGTGACGAGTGCTATCACGCTTGATACGTGGAAAAAATCAGTGAAACGCTTTTACGATACGTTGGTGGTTCGGTTTGACATTGAAGAGGCATGGGCGGAGCGGCAGTTAAAGAGGGTAACGCGATAGTGTTGTTGATTTTTCCCGAATCTGTGGTAAATTCGCTCTAACGATGGGCGTTTTATGCCTGACGTTAGAAGATTTTTTACACCCCGCCGCCTGGCGGGTTTTTTATGACTGAAATCGCGTCAGTACAGTAAACGCGCTGGTGGCGGTGAATACCTGTCTTTCAGCTTGCTGGCTTTTTCGACAAGAGTTATTGGTGTGTCACGTTAACCGGAAAAGGGAAAAAGACATGCTAAAACAGCAGGATATGACAGAAACCGCCAGAGTAGTGTTTAATGAATTAAGCGTTACCGAACCGGCGACAGTCGGGGAGATTGCACAGAATACTTACCTTTCACGCGAACGCTGCCAGTTAATACTGACCCAGCTGGTTATGGCGGGTCTGGCAGACTATCAGTGCGGTTGTTACAGACGCCTTCAGTCCTGAAGGCTTTTTATTTGTGGTGAATGGGCGGCTGGTGGGGGGCGACACCTGTCAGTCCTTTGCTTATGTGTTGATGATAATTTACCTTTTGGGGCTATAATTGAGCTAACCAATTGCTAATGAAAGTAAAATTATAATGGCTGTTGTCTGTTCAGTTATCATGGTTTGCTCCCCAATTAATATTTTTCTTGAAAAGGATACGTTGTCACTTAAGCCAGGCTCAGTTGTTCTGGCCACCAAATGCATCAGGGAGCTTTTCCTTATGCATTATGGCAAAGTTAAAATTGTCGATATAAGCGAATCCGTCGTAAGTCAATATCTGGAAAGTCAGCATAAGCTGACGAGGACTCGTCTGACTGACATTCCGCTTTACCTGTTGCTGGAACCCAACAATCCTGCGTTGGCTGCGGCTTTAATTACCAGCCAGGGATTTTCCGGAGAGGCCACGGATATGTTTCTTATGATGGCCTGCCTGTCTCTGTTTGAAACAGATGAACGGATGTCATTGTTTTTAAGTGGATGTTTATCCAGCATAAGTGCCAAAGTCAGGGCGATAATTCAGACAGATATATCAGCAAGCTGGACGCTTTGTGCGATTGCTCTACAGTTGCATATGAGTGAGAGTTTGTTAAAGACAAAACTGAAAAATGAAGGGGGCATGTTCAGTCGCTTGTTGCTGGAAGAGCGGATGCGTGTTGCTGTAAATATGTTATGTTCCCGGCATGGATATGGACAGGCTATAGCAGAAAAATGCGGTTATTCAAGCAGGTCCTACTTTATTTCTGTATTTCACCGCTATTATGGCTTCCCGCCAGACAGATATGTATCCAGGCAAGGGCTTGATTATTGATTTTCATCTGATTATTATTTTTTGGCTCGGCCCTTTAGCTCAGTGGTGAGAGCGAGCGACTCATAATCGCCAGGTCGCTGGTTCAAATCCAGCAAGGGCCACCATCACATACCGCCATTAGCTCATCAGGAAAGAGCGCCAGCCTTCGAAGCTGGTTGCGCGGAGTTCGGATCCCCGAAGGCGGTTCATTATCTGTATCCTGCGTTGTTAGCTCAGCCGGACAGAGCAATTGCCTTCTAAGCAATCGGTCACTGGTTCGAATCCAGTACAACGCGCCAGACTTATTTTTCCCGGCTCGCTTTTGCGGGCCTTTTTTGTATCCGCGCCACGCCCGGCGCATATCAACCACAGAGCCTTTCGGGGGTGAGCTTACGGAGTGGTCAGTGTGACTTTCTCTGTGGGCAGATCGCTCCCGGGCGTTGGCTCACCCACCCAAAGGAACGTCACGATGTTTGGTATTTTTGGTAAAAAAGCCCGCCGAGCGGCAGTGGAAATTAAAAAGTTTGAGAAACGTGATCTGGCACAGGCGGTTATTAATGCTGCCTATCTGGTGGCCTATGCAGATGGTGAATGTGAGGCTTCAGAGAAAGCGAAGATCGAGCAGGTCTTGCGTAACCAGCCTGCGTTGTCCGCGTTTACGTCAGAAATTAATGCGATTAGCGCAACCATTATCGGTCAGCTGGATACGAACTTTAAAATTGGTCGTCGAGCGGCGTTACGTGAGATCGAGGATGTGAAACACGATACGCGTGAAGCGGAAGACGTGCTGGATGTGGCGGTGGCCATTGCCGAAGCAGACGGCGAAATAGAGCCGGAAGAGCGCAAGGTGCTGGAAGAGATTGCCGGTGTTCTGGGCCTTCGTCTGGAGAATCATCTGTGACGGTAAAAATGCGTCTGGCTGTGGTTGCGCTCCTGCTGTTTCTGGTAGTGATGGTGGTGATGGTGGACTTCAGCAGCCGGATAATGTCAGTGCTGGCTGACGGTGTGCTGGTGGCGGGTGTGGTGGTTGTTGCTTTCCCGTTGCTGAAAAAGAAAGCATCAGGCGATTAGCAGGGTATCAGTTACCCGTTGAAATTTTTAAATACCTCACAATTCAGGCGGTTGACTGTTGTCTGGTTTGCGGGGAGTTTGTTAAAAGAAACTGGCATGGTGAATCCCCCTGTGCGGAGGGGCAATCAGCAACTGGTGTTTTGTCACCGACCCTTATCCTTTCTGTGCGGGTTCAGGTGCTGATACTGAACTCACCGGGAGGCACCCGGCACCATGCAAAATTGTCTACACTACCACTGTAAAAAGCCCCTCTCCGGAGGGGCTTTTCTATGGGCAAAAAAAAGCCCGCAGTGAGTGGCGGGCGGGGCGCATGAATATACATCAGGTATTTTTATTATCGTGTTCTGATTTTTACCATCTGTGATAAGGCTGCGCAACTGCGCGGCCTTTTTCGTTTTGCGGGCTGCGGTTCTCCTCTTTTGATTCTCCGTGTAGCCGGACCGTGGCCCGCAACTGTTGAGGAAAATCCCGGAAAGGGGAGGAATAATGGCATTTAAACACTATGACGTGGTCAGGGCGGCGTCGCCGTCAGACCTTGCGGAGCGACTGACACAAAAACTGAAGGAAGGCTGGCAGCCGTTTGGCAGTCCTGTGGCTATCACGCCTTATACACTGATGCAGGCCATTGCCGCAGAGGGTGATGTGACCACGCCTGTGGTTGTGCCCGACACAGGGGCTGGTGGCTCTCCGGGAGTGGCTACCACTGAACCGGAGTATTACTACGTTATTCCCCTGGCCGGGCAGTCGAACGGTATGGCCTATGGTGAGGGGCTTCCTCTGCCGGAGACCTATGATCGCCCTGACTCCCGTATTAAGCAGCTGGCCCGTCGCAGCACTGTGACGCCGGGTGGTGATACCTGTGCATACAATGACGTTATTCCGGCAGACCACTGTCTGCATGATGTTCAGGACATGAGCGCACTTAACCATCCTCATGCAGACCTGAGTAAGGGCCAGTACGGGACTGTCGGTCAGGGGCTGCATATTGCCAAAAAACTTCTGCCTTATATCCCGCAGAATGCCGGGATTCTTCTGGTGCCCTGTTGCCGTGGCGGGTCTGGTTTAACCGTGGGTAATGACGGCACGTTCAGCGAAACGTCTGGCGCATCGGCAAATTCAGCCCGCTGGGGAGTGGGTAAACCGCTGTATCAGGATTTTCTCTTCCGTACAAAAGCGGCGCTGTCGAAGAACCCGAAAAACAGGCTTCTGGCCGTGGTATGGATGCAGGGGGAAAATGATCTTGCGGACGGCAGTCAGCAGCACAGCGGCCTGTTTACCACTATGGTGCAGCAGTTCAGGGCTGATATGGCTGCATATTCTGCACAGTGTGTTGGCGGAAGTGCTGGCTCGGTGCCGTGGATTTGTGGTGACACCACGTATTACTGGAAGAATCTTAACGCCGATAAATATGAGGCGGTATATGGCGGTTACAAGGGCAGGGAAGCACAGAATATTTTCTTTGTACCGTTCCTGACGGATGAGAATGGACAGAGCACGCCAACGAATGCTCCGGCGGAAGACCCGGATATTGTGGCTGTCGGGTATTACGGTGCAGCATCCCGAACCCAGGGCAGTTTTGTTTCGACACAGCGTGACAGCCATTTCAGCTCATGGGCACGCAGGGGCGTCATTTCAGACCGTCTGGCCTCAGCTATTATGCTCCATGCAGGGCGCACGGCTGAATTGATGCGCGGGCAGACCGTGACACCACCGGATGAGAAGCCGTCACCTGATACACCATCAAAACCGTCCACGCCACCCGCAGACACCACGACGATGAGTACGCTATTTGCTTACCGGGCATCTGAGTCTGAAGGACGGTTGACACCACAGGGTTGGGCTGCTGGAGGTGGCAAGGCTCAAATCGTGGATGATGCCGGAGCCAGCGGGGGTAAGGCAATGAAACTGACCAAGGAAACAGGAAGAGCCCCCTGGTACCTTGAGCATGATGCTGGTAATGGTGCGGACCTGCTGGGTAAAGGTGGTCTTGTCAGTTGTCGTTTTAAACTCGATGGCGCGCTTACGGCTAATCAGTACGCACTGGCGCTGTACTGGCCGGTTTCTTCATTGCCTCAGGGTGTCACACTGGAAGGTAATGCCGGTAACAATCTGCTGGCGTCGTTTTACGTACAGAGCGATGCCACAGACCTCAACGTGATGTACCACAAGGGTAACGCTGACCAGAACACGAAGCTGGGGTCATTCGGCGCATTTAATAACGAATGGCATACGCTGGGCTTCCGTTTTGCCGGTAATAACAGTATTCAGGTGACGCCGGTGATTGATGGTCAGGATGGTGCACCGTTCATGCTGTCGCAGTCTCCGGTAGGTTCTTTTGCGGCAGACAAATTACGTGTAACGGATATCACAAAAGCGGCGACGTATACGGTGCTGATTGAAAGTATAACAGTGGAAGTGAATAACCCGTAAGCAGGAAAAAAAGACCGCCGTGGCAGGGAAAACAAGGAGCCAGAACCGGCGGCAGAAGTCGCTACATCCTTAGCAAAAATATGCTGAGCAAAAAATGCAGGAGTTTTTTACTGGCAGGCATTGACCATGTCAATAATGGAGATGAATAATGACATTTTTACAGCTGATTATGTTGTATTTCTGTACAGCAGTTTGTGTGCTGTATCTTCTTTCTGGTGGGTACAGAGTCGTGAGAGATTTCTGGCGCAGGCAGATTGACAAAAGGGCCGCTGAGAAAATCAGTGCCAGTCAGTCAGCCGGAACAAAACCCGAAGAGCCTCTCATTCCGTAGCAACTTTCTTAACAACACCTTTCAACGAGAAAATACCATGTCAGAAATAAAATCGCTGGTCACTGCTGAAGCAGTGAAGGAAGTCCTGCGCTCTGAAGAAGTCAGAAGCGCACTGAAACAGCAACTTCGGCAGAACCTTGAGGCGCGTCTTGATGCAGAAGTGGATGCCATTCTGGATGAACTGCTGGGCGCACCGACTGTTCCGGAGCCGGAAGGCATTGCGGATGACAGTGCTGTTTCAGATGGCGTCGGGTCTCAGCCTGATGGTAGCAGTGAGCCTCAGCCTGACGGCGAAATGATGATGTAACCATGCGCAGGGGCTGTCGGTGTGAGCTGATGCCCCTCTTGTTGTTGTGAGCTTCCGGATTGCGGGAGACGGGGTATGTACCAGATGGAAAAAATCACAACAGGTGTGTCATACACCACGTCAGCGGTGGGGACGGGCTACTGGTTCCTGCAGCTGCTGGACAGGGTTTCCCCGTCTCAGTGGGCGGCAATAGGCGTACTGGGAAGTCTGCTGTTTGGGCTGCTGACATATCTGACTAACCTGTATTTCAAAATCAGAGAGGACCGTCGTAAGGCGGCGCGGGGAGAGTAAAGCGATGAAGAAAAAATACGAACTGGTTGTTAAAGGGATAAATAATTACCCGAATAAGATTACTGTTACTGTGGCACTGGAAATTGGTGGGTATCCGTCACTGTTGTTGCCAGATGTGGCGATTAGTCTTGACCGTACTGAAGATGCCACGCTGGAGTTTTACGAAGCTGAGGCGAAAAAGCAGGCGAAGCAGTTTTTCATGGATGTTGCTGCCGGGTTATGTGAAGGGGATGGTCCGTTGCCGGAAAAGCGCCCCGTAATTTTAGAGGCGCAGGATGTGTTGATAACCTACAGAGGAAAACTACCGGGAATAATTACTGGTTCTCTGAAGACTCCACCGCTGGCCTGAAGACTTAACATATCCAGGGATTTGAAATCGATAAACCCTGATAAATATCCATGAACACCAAAATCAAATACGGCCTGTCGGCTGCCGTTCTGGCGCTGATTGCCGCAGGTGCGCCTGCGCCTGAAATCCTCGACCAGTTTCTGGATGAAAAGGAAGGTAACCACACCACGGCATACCGTGATGGCGCGGGTATCTGGACCATCTGCCGCGGTGCCATCCTGGTGGATAGTAAACCTGTCGTCCCGGGCATGAAGTTGTCGAAGGAAAAATGCGACCAGGTCAACGCCATTGAGCGTGATAAGGCGCTGGCATGGGTGGAGCGCAATATTAAAGTGCCGCTGACCGAACCCCAGAAAGCGGGTATCGCGTCATTTTGTCCCTATAACATTGGCCCCGGTAAGTGTTTCCCGTCGACGTTTTACAGACGGATTAATGCTGGTGACCGCAGGGGAGCATGCGAAGCGATTCGCTGGTGGATTAAGGACGGTGGCAGAGACTGCCGTATCCGCTCAAATAATTGCTACGGTCAGGTATCCCGGCGAGACCAGGAAAGTGCGCTGGCGTGCTGGGACATCGACAGATAAGCAGAATATTTTGCTGAAAAATAAGGCATGAGCACGCGGACGGATAACACGAAATCCTGCGAACTGGCGAAACGTAAGTGAATAAAAGTAAAAACCCCGTTTGTTGGCACCAAGCGGGGTTTTGTGTTTCTGACCTTGAGTAAGGCAAGGGAGAACATGGCGAAGTATAAACGAATTCTGTTGAGGTTGACCATGAAAAACGGCCTTGAACTGAAAGCGCCTGTAACTGATGACATCAGCAGAGCACTGGCTTTTGCCATTAAGTGGGTGGCGGTCGGTGTTGCTGTGTCCCCGATGCTGTATGGGCTGGCAAAACTGGTCATTGCGTTGAAATCGTGAAGGGAGGATTAAGCATGTCAGACAAACTCATAACGCTGGCGAAGATCCTCTGTGTAATTGTCGGCATTTCATTTTCACTAATGCTGGTTGCTCTTTTTCTTTCCATGGCCTGGATGATGTTGTCTTCGTCGGGGCTGCTGGGGTGAACATAAACCGAATGCTTTCCGCGTTTACCGTTATTCTGCTGGTGGTCTGTGGTGCGCTGTGGCTGGCAACAGACCATTACCGTGATAACGCCATCACCTACAAAGCGCAGCGCGATAAAAAAGCCAGAGAGCTGGAGCTGGCAAACGCAACCATTACTGACATGCAGCAGCGCCAGCGTGATGTTGCTGCGCTTGATGCCAGATACTCAAGGGAATTAGCCGATGCGAGAGCTGAAAATGAAACTCTGCGTGCTGATGTTGCCGCTGGTCGTAAGCGCCTGCGGATCAACGCCACCTGCTCCGGTACCGTGCGTGAAGCCACCGGCACCTCCGGAATGGATAATGCAACCGGCCCCCGACTGGCAGACACCGCTGAACGGGATTATTTCACCCTCAGAGAGCGGTTGATGACAATGCAGAAGCAACTGGAAGGGGCGCAGGAATATATCCGCACTCAGTGTATTAACTAGTATTTTTGTTATCCGGAGAATGCATGAAGAAATTACTGGTAACCGTAAAGCCTTTTCAGGGAACAATTCCG